GCCCCGGACGAGACCGGCGTCAGCACGCCGGGAAGGTACACCTGAGCCGTGAACCCGAAGGCGCGGATTGCTGCCGCGATCGGCGGTCGGCGGTCGGTCATGCGCGTCGCCCTTCTAGCCGACCGTGACCGAGAGCTTGACGACCACTCGCGGACGGAGGCAGAGGACGAGCGGGTTGGACTGGGTGTGGATCCGGACCCAGCGGTTGAGCTCGTCGTCCGGGACGATCTTCGCGTAACCCGGCAGGCCGAGCGTGTTCACGGTCTCGACGAAGTCGGCCGGCGCGTAGTACGTCCGGAAGACGTCGGCGCCCTCGGGCACCAGGAACCCGTCGGCCGCGGCGATGTACGCCGTGCCGCCGCGGTACTCGACGAACCGCACGCCCGCGTACACGAAGGAACGCTCCGAGGCGGAGACGCCCTGCGTCCCGGTGAGCAGCGCCGGGTTTTCGTAGCGGAGTGTGGACGTCATGTTCACGTCCTTCTGGACGTCGTCGAAGAACGTGGGACCGCAGATCACGGTCCAGCCGGTCACCGGAGCGGCGCCCAGCTCGGCTTCGGCCTGGCGCTGCGCCGCCTGGATCGAGCCGCGGAGACCGTTCGGCACGTCGGCGTCGTCGTCGACCGCGAGAGCCGCGGTGATCTGCGACTCACCGAACTCCGTGAAGAGGTCGATGAGGGTCGAGCCGTCGGAGTCCTTCACGAGACCCTGGATCGCGCCGATGCGCATGTGCTCCAGCGTCATCTCGTGCTCCGCGCGGAGGCGAGCGAGCTTCTCGTTCACCTTCGTCTGGACCGCCTCGGTGCCGTTCTCGGAGCCGAAGGCGCGGACGCCCTGGACCTCGTCGGCGTACACGGTGGCGTTCTTCTCCAGGTGCGGCACGATGAACGACTTCATCGTGCGCTTGCCGAGCGAGCCGAGCTGCGAGCCGACGCCGCCGCGAGGCGAGGTCGGGATGAGCTCGATCGAGCCCGACTTGTACTCGATCACGGCCGTGGTCGTCGAGATCCCGGACGACCGGAAGATCCCCATACGCCCGATCTGGCCCGGGACGTACGGCGACTTGATGAACGCGTCGCTGAGCGTGGTCAGCGAGAACGCGTCGGTGCGGAAGATGTCCAGCATGTCTGTTTACCTTTCTCTCTGAGCGAGTGGCGCCTAGCGCGCGATGATGAACGCCGCGGCGAGGTCGGCGATGCCCGCGGTCTTGTCGCCCGCGGAGGCTCCGCTGAACCACTCCAGGTCCGCGGCGCGGACCTCGGCGAGCCGAGCGATGACGGCGCGGTCGAAGTCGACCGGTGCGCCGCCCGCGGTGTTGTCCGCCTCGGCGTACAGGATGGCCTTCGCCGTCTGGCTCCCGTCCGTTCCGGCGTTGTCGTACTCGACGTACTTGGTGCCGACGAGAGCGAGCACCGCGCCGGGCTTGAGCTTCGCGCCCGTGCCCACCGTCACGACGGCGTCGTCGCGCGAGATGCTGCCCTCGCCCTCGGAGACGAGGAACTCCGCCGTGTACTTCCCTTCGATCTGGGACATCTTTTTGCTCCTTGGTTACTTCGAGTCGCCGTTCAGGCGCCCGTAGATTTCGCTGTACGACAGGACGTTCTGCTTGGACGTAGACGTCGGCAGCGTCCCGTCGATGGTGACGGAGTCCCGCTGCGCCTTGATGTCGGTCAGGATCTTTCCCGCCGTCTCGACCGATACACCGGCCGCGGCGAGCCCCTCGCCGATCTTCGCCATGTTGTACTTCCCGTACATCGCGCGGATGGCGTCCGCGCGGGTCGCGTCCTTCGCGACCCGGTCGACCTCGGCCGCGACTCGCGCGGCGAGACCCTCACGCGTCGGGCTCGCGGCGACGATCGCCGTGATGAACTCGACGCCGAGATTGTGGGCGGCGCACGCGGAGAGGATCTCCGCGGCGTCGGCGAGCGGCTCGGCCTGGACAACCGGCTCGATCCGCCCGGGCGGGAGCGCCGCGATCGCGGCGTCGAGAGACGACGTGTCGACGTCGAGCTTGACAGTCAGGACGGCGACGTCCTTCGCGGACGGCGTCTCGACCATGGGCTCGGGCTCGGGCGCGACTACCGCCTCGACCACGGGCTCGGGCTCGGGCTCGACCTCGGCGACCGCCTCGACCACGGGCTCGGCCGGCTTCAGCCAGGCGGCGACCCGGGAGGCGTACTGCTCCGGGACGCGGATCACTCGGGCGGCGCCGCGCGGGTCGATCGATGCCGCGGCGGAGAGACCCTCGACCTTGGCGTCGGCGAACCCGTTTGCGATCGCCTCGTCGGCGCTCATCCAGGTCTCTTCGTCCATCAGCTTCCCGATCTCCTTCGCGTCGAGCGGCGAGTGCCACTGGTACGTGGCGATGATCGTGTCGCGGACGCCGTCGAGGGTCTCCGCCGCCTTCCGCAGCTCGGCCGGGTTCCCGACCGCCGCGGTCCACGGGTTGTGAACCATCATCAGCGCGTTGTCGGCCATCGTCACCTTCGAGCCGGCCATCGCGATCACGGACGCCGCGCTCGCGGCGAGCCCGTCGACGTACGTCTCGACCTTCCGGCCCTTCGACAGCTGCTCGTTGCGGAGCGCGTTCGCGATCGCCGCCGCGCCGAAGACGTCGCCGCCCGGCGAGTTGATCCGGACGCGAATGGTCTTCACGTTCTCCGGGACCTCGGCGAGCGCGGCGAGAAACGACTTGGCCGTGGTCACGCCGTCGAACCCCCAGATGTCGTCGAACCAGTCGCCGATCACATCGTATAGCAGGAGGTCGACCGCGGCCGGCTCCTCCGCCTTCGCCTCGAACTTGAACCAGCTCATCACTGCTCCTCTCCGCCCGCGGGCGGTTCGTTTGGATCGGTCGGGTCCGGCGCGTTCGGATCGGCGCCCGGGTCGGCGCCAGGCGCCGGCGCGGCCGGCTGCCCGAACGGAGACGAGGAGGCGCCGCCGGAGCGGCCGTCCGAATCGTACTTGAGACCGAGCGCGTCGGCCCGCTCGTTGTCGAGCGCCTGCTGCGCGTCGATCACGGCGGCGTCCTCGCCCTGCGCGGCGACGGTCGCGGCGCGCGACGTGAGACCGTTCCGGATGGCTTCCTTCGCGGCGGCGACGTCCTGGACCGGGTGGATGTACGGCCAGCCCTGCGGCATCCAGATCACGGTGTCGTACGCGCGCGGGCTCGTGTAGTAGTCGACCGGGACCGCGATTGCTCCCGACTCGGCCGCGGCGGCGAGCCACGCGTTGTAGACCGGCCGGTTGAGTTGGAACGCGATCGTCTGGTGCTGGTCGGCCTGGATGCGCCGGCGGAACTCGTGGAGGATCACGCGCATGACGCGGTCGTTGAGCCCGGACATGTCGCCCGTCAGGACCGAATACGGGACGCCCGTCGCGGCAGCGACCGCGTAGAGGTGACCCTTCATGTAGTCCTGGTAAGATCCCGGGACGTCCGGAGGATCGCTGAACTGGACCTCCTCGCCCGGCGCGAGCGCCTGGAACGAGCCCGGCTCCAGCGCGATCACCGGCCGATCCTGCGAGTCGACAGTCGTCGAGCCCGTCAGCGCCTCGCCGTTCTCATTCGTCATGTTCTTCAGGAACGCGACGAACATGGCGGAGAGCTGCTGCCGGAGGAGGAGCGCGTCGGAGAACTTGTCCAGCTCGCGGAGCCGGACGAGCGCCTGGGTCAGGTGCGGGAGACCGCGGAGCTGGCCCGGCCGCATCTGCTTGTAGATGTGGAGGACCGAGTCGGCCGGGACGCGCACGAGCTTCGACGTGTCGAGGTCGGCGTATTCGCCGGGCACCGACAGGTAAAAGTAATACGCAACGCGCTTGCCGATCGGGCTGAACTCGATGCCCGCCTTGATCCGGTTCCCGTTCGGCGCGGTCGTCGTGTAGCTCTCCGGGCACTGCTCCGGTTCGAGGAGCTGGAGCTGGAGCGGGACCGAGAGACCGTCCGTCAGGAATCGCGGGCGGAGACGGACGAAGACCTCGCCCGACTCCAGCCACGCGCGCGTGACGAGAGACTGGAGCCCGTAGTAATCGGTCTGCCCGTCGGCGTCGGCGTCGTCGGTCCAGAGGGTCCAGAGCGCCTCGACCTCAGTGCGGAACGTCTCGTTGTCCTTCACCTGGCAGAGCGGCTTCATGCCGGTCCCGATGATGTTGGACACGAGGTCGTCGATCACGCCCTTGGCGAACCCGTCGTTGCGGACCGCTCCGCGCGAGCGGTCGCGGAGCATCCGGAGGTCGGGCAGTACCGCGTTCGGGTACGTCGTGGGAGCGCGCCAGTTCAGGGTCCGACGCGTCGAGGCGGCGCCATCGTACACG